TCCCTTCATCTCAAAATGTACACAATCTACCCGAGGAAATTCACCACCCCATCGATTATCAGGATGCAATCCCTTCCAATACTGTCCTAATTGTTCATAATCTTTTTTAGCTTGAAGGAATTGTCCATTAGCAAACAATTGAATATCTACTGCTAATTTCTTACAATGCTGACTTTCAAGAATTCCCTTACCCTCTTTAACATATATTTCTGCTTGCTCCTTAGTTCTATAAACTTCTCCCACTGAACAAGTTACACCTATTGCCTCTACATGCTGAAGTAATTTAGATAAGTTCATAGCGAATATATGCTGTTTATCATTTAAAGTCATAATATCCTTTCAAAAAGAAAACCCGCAATTAAGCGGGTTATATATTATAGATTTCTTCTTGCAGCAGCCATTTCTTTTAAGAGTTGAGCTTGCAGATCTTTACTCATTCCATTTGCAAATGCATTAGCTTTTGACAATGGACTATCACCTTGCTGTGGATTAACTGAAGTTAATGGACGTGGTTTAGTAGCGTTTTTAACAGCTTTCATTTTATCCTCTTCATATCTTCTATCTTCATATATACCAAATTTTCTCATAATCTTATATGCAGCAGTTGCTTTTGAATACAAATCTTTTGTATCTCTTAGCGTTGCAGCTATTTCTGGATATTCTTCATTCAATCGTTTCACATTAGCTTTAGAAACAACTTCATCAAAATCAGGAAACGCCGATTTAATCTTAGTTTCTATTACAGACTCTTGAGATTGAGACTGAAATGCTTTCATTTGCTGTTTCATCTTCTTGAGTTCAGCAGCTAATCGCTTTGCTTGCTTACCTTCAATTAAAGCATCATCATCAACTGAAAAATCAAAATCTTCTTCTACTTCTGGCTCTTGTATTTGTTGTTTTTGCTGTGGCTGTTCAGATCTTTTTGCTTCAAGAACATATTTCATTAACTCATCATTTTGACGTTCAGCCTTCTCAGCTCGTTCACGAAGCGCTTTAAAGTTATTCTCTTGAGATTTGTTCTTAAACTGAGGAGCAGGAGCTTCTTCTTGTTCTTCTACTTCTTCTTCTTCAATCTCTTCTACTTCTTGTTCTTGAATTTCTTGCTCTTGTACAGGTGCTACTTCTTCTTGCACTTGCTGCTGATTATTACCAGCCCATTCTGTTGCATCTAACACAGGTGGTTTCTCATCTAATGGAGGCATTGCAATTTCTCCAGATCCTACACCATCTTTATAAAAGTTCTTTTTAATTGGTATCATTCGTGACATATATTAAAATCCTTCTAATGCAACTCCAGCACTTTGTTTTTCACCATTCAATTTCTTTGCTAATGCACGCAATTGTCCATCATGGTACATCAACACCATTTTAAGAAGAGCATGCTCTTCTGGAGCAATCCTATTTACATTCTCTTCAAAAATAAGACATGTTTCCATATCAGGAACTGTCCATATATACTCTATATCTTCTTTTTTACTATTGTATCTATAAACAGTTTGATCATAAAATGGAAGTGGACAAGTTTCTCGAGCAGAAAATCCATCTCTCATAACTTTTGCAAACTTTTCTTTTTTAAGATTAACTTCAACGAAGAAATCACCTTCAAAGGCAACTTTATCTTTACAATAAGATGGGCATTTATCCGAGCAAGGAACTTTCTTTAATGCATGCTCAACGCACCATTGCAGTGATTGCAGATAATCATTAGTTCGAGCTTGTGCAATTTCCATTGGATTAATAAATCCAGATTCTTTTGATGATAAATCTTGAGCTATTTGACCAACCGTCTTTTTCATAAACAATCCTTTTATGTATTTATTTGATATCAATATGCTCAAAAAATAAATAAAACTCAATAAAATACCCCCAAGAAGGTAGATACTTGGGGGTATACAAAAAAGGAGAGAGTAATGAACATCTATTTCTTTTTATTTTGAGCCTGTTCTTTAGGAGTAAGCCATCTACAATTAGACAACTCATAATTACCATAGGGATTAATTCTATCAAGTGTTTTTCCAATTGGACGTTCACCCATATCTTCTAAAAATTTCAAGAATGAATCTCTCCATCTATCACAAACAATAATTCCTAATGCTCCATATCTTTTATAATGAGCAACTTTTGAATCATAACATCTTTGAATCATTGCTTGCCATGATCTATAAGCTGGAGATGTAGATAATCCTTTCTGACTTGCTGCAATACAACCACAAGACTTAGTTTTACCATTTCTTAATCTAGATCCAGAAACAACAGATTCATTCCCACAGTCACAAATACATTTCCAATAATAAAGCTTTTTAACAATATGGGAAATTGATAAACAAATCAATTTCCCATATCTAATACCCGTAATATCAATAGGCTTATTATTTTTAATGTTTTCTTTAGCCCTACAAGACCGACAAAGCTTACCAGCTCCATCTTTCCTAACCAAAGAAACATTTTTACAAATTAAACATTCTCTATTAATCATTTGTCTTTTCATAGTATAACTCCTATATGTAGTTTACCATGATTAACAAGTAATTAATATTAAACTTTTCTAGCCTCAGATAAAGCAATTGCTAATGCTTGACGCTTATTTTTAACAACTGGGCCCTTCTTAGAAGAAGAATGAAGAGCTGAATGCTTAAATTCACGCATTACTTTAGCTATTTTAGCTTTACGTTTAGGAGTTTCATGCATCTTTTTCTTAGCATGTTTCTTTTTTGCATGATGCTTTTTCTTATGCTCCGCTTTTTCATGCTTCTTTGATTCTTTTGCTTCATGCTTTTTATGTTTTAATTTTTTAATTAAAGCTCTATCTTCTGAAGCTTCTTTTTTGAATCCTTTTATATCGCCCTTTAAATGGCGGATCACTTCTTTTTTCATTTGAAACCTTCAATACTTTTAATTCATCATTAACATAAAATACTGGCAGATCGCCTAATACTACTTTTTTATAAACTTTATGACCTTTACATGTCACCATAGTCATAAAAAATACTAAAAATAACAATATATATTTCATCTATCCTCTTAAAACATAAAGGGAGAATTTTTACGCTCTCCCTTTATTAAGAAATCATATTATCTTACTAATCGCGCATTCTCAGAATTTAAGGCTTTGCTTATTTTCTTAAGAAGAGCTGATTGCTTATCCTGTAATGCACCAGGTTTCCCAATCACATTAAAACGGATCTTTTGGCCAAACTTAGGCGGAATCATTACAGCCATATTCAATCCTTACCCATTCGGGTGTTAGTATTTTTTAGTTGATTTATGCTTACGCATTCCTGAACCATCTTCATTCATCTGCTTATCAATACCACGAATAGTATCATCAAGAGAATAATCTGCATAATGACCAGCTTTAGGCCATGCATGATATTTTACTTGTTGTGGCATATTTGCACATGCTGATTTATCTTCAGAGATCATTGAGAAATCACGCGCTTCTTCGTGACGTTCATGATTTAACGCTGAAGCACCTGCATGAAAACGTTTTTTATGATGTGCCATAATGGACCTTTCTTTTGACACTGTGTCCATAGGCAGGGTACCAATTCAATAAATATCTATCAATTATTAAAATGCATCCTATGGACACAAAGTTATAAACTTCTATCAGCATCAATGCTAAATGATCATGAATTATTTGCAATCAAAATTACATTAATCCAGACATCGATTGTTGCATCTGACTTTGTTGAGGTTGTGGATTTAATTCCTGTTGAGCTTGTGCAGGTTGTTGTTCTGCACCTATAGGAATCTCTGCCAAACGTTCAACTCCTTGCTCAGAATTAACCGATTCCTGTTGTTTCAAATTCATAGCCATACCAAGAAGAGTCTGCAAATGAGTAAGATCCATCATTTCTAACTCTTTTAAAGCTTTTACTTTATTTAATAATGCAGTTTCATCTTCAGAATTTGCTTTATGTAAACGCTCAATAGCCATAGATCTATTTTCAGTAACACGAGAGGTTCTCTCGTTATAAAGACCAACATCAGCCATTGCACGAGCTTTTGCCAATTCAATTTGTGATTCTTGTAACTGCATTTGAATTTCAGCTTGTTGCTGTTGCATTTGAGATGCTTGCTGTTGTTGTTTTTGAATTGATTCAATAATACGAGTTTTATTCTGTATCGTTGCTGCTTCAAGTAACTCTTCTGGTGGAATCGGAACTCCAACTTCCATTAACTGAAGCATTTGAGCAAACTGCATTTGCTTTTGAGTTGCAGTATTAAGACCATCTTCAACAACTGCATGATAACGACCAAAGGCTTTATTATAAAATTGCTCTGACGGTTCTTCACCCTCTAAAATCTTTTTAATCTTACCAGGCGTAAAGTTAGCTTGGATAATATCGATCATGATCTTACCAAGAAGTCTTTGCGCTCTATCCAGATTATCAAATAGATTCTGAAGCGTTGTAAGACCTGCTCCTTGACGAAGCATAGATAATACTCCAGCCTTATCATCCATAGCTGATCCTAAAAGTTCTTCATTAACACCAGAAATCTCCATAACTTCTTTAGCTAAGAGTTCTGATAATTGAATCATTGAAGGTGGTACTTGTGGTGCTATGATCTGTTGAACATCTGCCATAGAAGCTTCTTCTTTTAAAGCTAAACCACGACCTTGACCAGATAAGAATACATCCTCTGGATTAACTAAAGCATTCTCTTTATAGATCCAACCAGAGTTAATCTGAGATTCTAATATATCCAATTCAATAATGCGACGGCGATTATAAAGATACTGAGCATCACGCAATCCGCGCACAACCCCCTGTATCCGTTGTGGAAAATATGGCATCTGTGGATTGTAGTAAGCGAAAACAGGCACAAAAGGATACTGGTCAATACCAAGAGGATTCGCTCCATCATACATCACCTTTCCTTGTATAACGATTGCTAATTTAACTGTCGGTATCTCAGACTCAATCATCGTAATCTGTGGATACGCTTCTAAAAATGCATCTAATTTCTCATCTTTTTCACCACGCCATTCTTGCGTCTCTCCTGTCTGAGAATCAATAAGCATCATTTGAGTTCTATAATCACGATAATAAAATTCATCGTACGTAAGTAAATTCTTATATCCGTAGTTATATGATTCAGGCATAAATTGAAATTTACCATCACGACCTGTTCCTGAATCATTAAATGGTAAATCTAATATCTCATCAGCTTTAGATGCCATTAATGATATACATTCCTGTTTGGTCAAAAATGATCGCTTCCAAATAGAATTACAATCAGAAAGATCAGCTTTTCTAAAATAAGGATCTATCAGAAATGAGTTATATGAACAGTTATCAACTTTAATATTACCTGATACAGGATCATTACGATAATCAACCCATACTTGCATGAGATTCATACCAGTAACTAAAGCACCTTGAAATGATTCAGAAATAGTTTCAAGTACCTGTTCTTGATTATTAATCCATAATAATATTTTAGTAAATTGATCTGCTGTTTGTTGATCACCATTTTCTACCGGTGTACATATTGTAGACTTACGCGTACGTCTTTGATGACCAGAGATCATATTAATAACACGTCTAATACGATTAAAATTGAACTGACGGCGACGATTTGCCGGAAGATTACCATACAGATCAGACCACAATGTCTGATCTCCTACCTCGAATCTTGTATCAGTATCTGCTTCACTCCAAAATGATTGATTGATGGTAATTGAACTTGCATAAAATGCTTCCATTCTTGCAAGTATACCTTTATCTTTTTCTTCATAATATGTAGGCCCAAGAGAGGGAAATATCATAGATAACTCCTAATTAAAAGAACGTTCTTTAGATTTGCCGTGTCCGCCGAAGCTTTAGCGAAGGAGGATCGACAGTTCTTAGTGTAGAAGTACCAATTGCTTTATCAAGTTTCTATTCTCTTTGGTCTACCCACTTTACGTTTAATAACTTCTACTTTGACAATTTTATCCGGTGCCCATTGATAACAAATAGTTTTCTTGCAACTAATGGGATCTTCGCATGTTGCGTCATGCGCCTTCATTGCTCGTGATTGCATCTCTTGTTGTTGTTCTTCAAATGCTTTTGCTACACGCTTTCTTGTTGCTGCATCTCTTGTACATGATCTATCTGATGATACTTTTGTAATCGGTGTAAATTCTTCATCAAATAAGAATAACTTACTATAAATCCAACGTTTGATTCGGCGTATCATATTCCATTTTCCATTTAACATTCTCCACAAGGACAATCTTTATCAAAAAATGAACTAGGTGGCAATTCAGAAAGATTATTTTCTTTTAAATAATTATCTATTTCTTCTTTTGTTGGTTTTTGTTGAGAGACTTGAAAGTTTTTCACATCTAATCCAATTTGCTTACAAGAACCATCTTCATTTCTTTGTGCAATATGATCTTCTTTTCCGATGATCTCTATTTGCATATCAAGTGTATCAATTCCAGATGCAAATGCAGTGACCATCCACCAAGTATCTTTACCATTTGCATATTGATTACAACATTCTTCAATAACAGATCTAGATAATAATGAAGCCTGCTCTATCATTTCAAGTCGCTCAGAAACCGTAGAGGGAAAAAAGAAGTTATATTCTTTTCCTTTAAAGATTACTTCAAATGATTTATCTGGAGCTAATAGTAAATCTTTTAATATATGAAACATTTTTTCTATTGCTAAATATTGTCCACTTTTACGATACTCTTCAACAGCATCCTTATAATCTTCAATTAAATTTTCAAGATCTTTCAACTCTTCAACTAATCTTCTTTGCATCAATATCCTTTATAAATTTCTACACATACAACTACATGGAATATAAATAGCTTTATAATCATAATTTTGTTTATAAATAAAATATTGCCTTTTAACTAAATCATCCAAATTAAGCATTTTATCATTTGCAACTATATGCTCATAGGGATATCCATAAATCTTAACTTTAAGAATCCATTTTAGAGAGTTAGCATTATAAAAAGATTCATAATATGTATTTGCTATTCTTATTATTAAAAATTTACCCTTAAGATCAGAAAGATCTTCAAATGAATTAAAATCAATCCATCCAAAATCAGGAGCAAGATCATATATTTCCATCAATATCCTTTAAAATCACTAAAGAACCCTGTATCAATACTATTGGCCCCGTACATCGCTTTGTTATAACGATCTTTTAATTCTTCTGGGGAACTATTAGCTTGTAACTTAGGAATAGCCAATGCAAGATATCGCATCGCGTCCGCTGCGTGGCTATTGTTATCATGTAATGGTGTAGATTTATACACCTTGCGTTTACTATCATATTCTTGTCGGTAGTTCTCCAGAGCTTTAATTAATTTATCACAAGATCGATTATCAAACCAGCATTTTGGTAATATTCTTCTTACTGCTTCGATTCCATCATCTATCGAAGGAAGCTTTCCCTCAACCCTTAAGAACGTTACACCAAGATCATGCATCATCTTCCAGCGAGACACTCCAGTAGATAGATCATGAACAGCGATATCATGAGGAGCGATGTGCTTACCATACGTATACTGTTTATCTTTAACAACTTTGGCATAATGCTCTAATCCTTGCTTATTATTCTCGTAATAATCTATAATGCGTATACTTGGTCCAGAAACTTGAAAGAATACAATCGTTGTTGAATCGTTATATCCTAAATCCCATGCAGTATGCACCGGCAAATATGGCTCCCAC